CATCAGATATGATACCCGTTTATGGAGCTGTGATCTTAGCTGTATTATATTTATTTATTGAATTTATTTTACTCATCATATAGATGACTCAAACTTGAATTAATCAATTACAATTTTGGCATATTTATTTTATTTTTTATCGAAAACAAAAACTGCTACAATTAAATTATGTTCTTTTTTGTTTCCATCAACAAAACAGGACGTTGATTTATTACTTTTTGCTATAAAATTAATAATAAAAACTTTTTTCTGTTGCTGGTTTTTTTGATTTCATATTTAATATTTTATTTTATTTTATATTTATTTATTCAATTTATTTTACTCGTCATATAAATTATAATAAAATATAAGTCATTAATATTATTAAAAAAAAATGGGTTCAAAAATTTGAACTTGTTTTATAGGTTTGTTTTTATAACCTTTGTATAAAAACAAAAAGTCATGCCTTCTGTTTTTTCTTTATTTGAAAAGAGAGCAAATTTAGAAAATCCTTCTACTAGCTTAGCTAACCCAGCAGCTTGGGCGGTAGAGCTATTTTCTTCAAAATCCGATTCGGGCGTTTCGGTTAGCGAAAAAACGTCGTTAATGCATTCGGCTGTATGGAACGCCGTGCAAATAATAGCCACGACCTGCGCCTCATTAAGCATTGACATTTTTGAAGTAAATTCTGACGGCAATAGATTTTCTAAAAAAACGCTCCCTGCCTACCGATTGCTAAACAGATCCACAAGATTTGAAGGGGGCATAAGCTCGTTCATTCACCGCCAAACAGCATTAACATGGGCGCTGTTGTGGGGCAATTATCTTGCAGAAATAGAACGAGATTTAAGAGGCGCACCCATTGCTTTAAACATACTGGACGCCTCACAATACAAGGGCGAGACTAAGGCGGGCAAAAAAATTATATACGATTTACGTACCAGTAAACCTATCAATTTAGCAAATGTGCTACATGTGCCAAATATAACCCTTGACGGTGTTTGGGGAATCTCTACGATAGCTCACGCCAGAAATAGCATAGGTTTAGGGCTTGCTACTGAGAAGTTTGGCAACAAATTTTTTGCAAACGGCGCGCATTTAGGCGCCTACATTGAATATCCAGGGATGTTTTCTAGTGCTGCAAAAAAAGAAGAGTTTCAACAAAAATTTAATGAGAAGTATGGCGGATTGAATAAAGACATGGCGAGGGGGACTGTAGTACTAGATCAAGGCATGAAGCTTCATCAATTAGGAATTCCCCCAGAAGATGCTCAATTTTTGCAAACACGTAAAGAAACGGTTGTCGATATAGCCCGTTGGTTCAACATGCCTCTCCATAAATTAAAAAATTTAGATCGATCTACGAACAACAACATAGAGCATCAAGGCATTGAATTTGTTACGGATACAATAAATCCATGGAACATTAAATTCGAGCAAGAATACGAAGATAAGCTTTTAACTGAAGATCAAAAAAGAAGTGGGCGATTTCAAATCCGCCACAATACCGCTGGGCTTTTGCGTGGCGATATTAAAACGCAAACAGAACATATAACTGCCATGATTGAGAAGGGAGTTTATAATCAAAACATGGCACTAAGCTTTTTGGGGCTAAATACCATTCCAGAAGGTAACAGACATTTTATCCAACAACAATTAATGCCGTTGGATAAAGTAGATGAAGTGTTAGCTAATCAAGGAAGTAATTTTAATAAAGAAATACAAAATGAAGATGGAGAGACGTAATTTTTTAAACAACGAAATTAGAATGTACAAAGATAAAGATTCTGACAAAGAATACATCGAAGGGCATGCCGCAGTTTTTGGCGTTGAAAGTAGAGATTTAGGAGGCTTTGTAGAAATTATAGAGCAAGGGGCGTTTGATGATGTTATGGAAAATGATGTACGTGCTTTGTTTAACCATGATTTTAATTTCGTTTTGGCGCGAACAAAATCAAAGACTTTAAAAATTAAGCAAACAAAAAAAGGCTTGAAGTACAGATTTGAAGTGCCGAATACTACTTTTGGCAAGGATCTGCAAGAACTTGTACGGCGTGGAGACATTGACGAGAGTTCGTTTGGATTTACCATTAAAGACAAGGGCGATGAGTGGAGTAGAGATAGTGAAGGCAAGGTGGTTCGAACGATAAAGCGGGGAGGGATTGGCGCATTGTTTGACATCTCTCCCGTAACTATCGCAGCCTATCCATCTACAGATGTGGCAACAAGAAGTTATGCGGATTTTTTAAACGCCGAAAAAGAATCTCAGCAAGAGAAGAGAAAAGAAAACATTGATTATTATAAAAATAGATTAACAATAAAACAAAGAGAGAGCCAATTATGAGCAATTATTTTGAGGAAAAAAACCTCATAGAACAAAGGGCTGGCGTTCATATCAAAATGAAAGAGCTAGTTTCTAAAGCGACCGATGAAAAGCGTGGTTTAACCGAAGACGAGCAGACCCAATTTGACTCTTGGGACAGCGAATTTGAAGGATTATCTGCGAAGATTGAACAAGTTCGTAAACTAAATAAGCGAGAAGAACAGCTATCTGATCTTAAAGATAAAGCAAAAGAAGATCGCAACATAAGCCCGAACGAGCTTGAGGATAATGTAAATTCTTATACAGATGCTTTTAAAAAGCACGTTCGAGGATTTTCTTTAAATGAAGAAGAAATAAGATTGCTTCAAGAACAAAGGGCGCAATCAACAACTAGCACCGCAGGGGGTTATACCATTCCCGAAGGCTTTGTGAATAATTTGGAGCAAGCTAGACTTTCCTTTGGTGGAATTTTAGAAGCGGCAGATACGATTTACACTGCAACTGGTAATACTTTACCATTTCCAACGACCAACGATACCGCAAACACAGGGGCTTTGCTTGCAGAAAATACACAAGACTCTGAACAAGACATAACCTTTGGAGTGGTGGAGCTTGGGGCTTATAAATATACCTCTAAGATTGTACGAATTTCTAAAGAGTTAGTGCAAGATTCGGCGTTTAACATGGATGCTTTGATTTCTGAAAATATTTTTAAAGAACGCCTTTACAGAATTTTAAATACGCACTTTACCACAGGCGATGGTAGTTCAAAGCCTAAAGGCGTGGTGACTGCAACTACTAATTCATATACAGCGCCATCTGCTTCAGCAATTACAAACAAGGATTTGACTGAATTAGAACATAAAGTTGATCCGGCTTATAGAGTGCGTGGTAATGCTAAATGTGGCTATATGTTTTCCGACGTAACATTTAAAGAGCTTAAATCTTTAACGGTTGGGACATCTGATTCGCGTCCAATCTGGCAACCTTCTTATGCTGTTGGGGCACCCGATACTATAAATGGTTGGAGATATTGGATTAACCAAGATTTGGATGACGTAAACACTTCGGGCAACAAATCTATATTATTTGGCGATTTTAGCAAATATAAAATTCGTATAGTACGTGATTATACGCTTGTACGTTTGCAAGAGCGCTATGCAGACTTCCATCAGGTTGGGTATATAGGATTTATGAGAGCCGATGGCGATTTAATAAATGCTGGAACACACCCTATAGCTTATCTAACACAATGATATTATTATGTTTATAAAGTTATTAAAAGATATAGACGGGTTTAAAGCAGGGGTACACGATATCCCTGCACAAACCGCTCGTCGATATTTACAGCAAGGAGTGGCTGTAAAGCCACAGGAAGTGGCAAAAAAACAAGCCGAAACTAGAGAGACCCGAGGGGCTAAACAGCAAAAAAACAAAGATGTACCAAAACGAAGCGCAACTACTAAAAGCGCCAACTAAAGAGCCGATTCATCTAGAGGAAGCTAAATTACACAGGCGTGTAGACTCATCTGATGAGGATGAGTTTATAAAAGCGTGTATTACGGCAGCAAGATTCCATGCCGAAGCCATTACGTGGAGGAAGTACGTGCTTTCGACTTATGTACAACATTTTGATATTTTCCCTAAAAAAATGAAGCTTCATCACCCTCCAGTTAAACAGGTGGTGAGTGTTAAATACATTGACAGCAACAACGCCATTCAAACATTACCAACTAGTGCGTATCATGTAGATTTGCATAGTGAGCCAGCTTGCATTGAACCTGCTAATGGCTATTCGTGGCCCGGCGTCAAAGACCGACCGAACGCCGTCTTTGTGGAATACAAGGCAGGCTATTTAGTGCCAGTAGAAGTGGATGCAACAAGCAGCACCTTAAACAATGCAGATCACCCGTTTAATGATGGAGATGTTGTACAAATTTCGGTTTCAGGAGGCTCAACAAAAAGCGCTCCAAGTGGGCTTGCAGAAAATGCAAATTATTACGTGGTTAATGCTAGTTCGTCTGGAGTGTCTCTTTCAACAAGCGCAGGGGGAAGCGCAATTGACATAGATAGTGTTGGTGTTGGTGATGTGTTTTTAGGGATAATGCCTGCTTCCGATCGTATAGCGATGCTACTATTAACGGGGCATTTTTTCGAAAATCGAGAACAAGTGATGACCGCATACACCGATGTTGAAGCTATACAGCTACCTTTTGGGGCAACTGAATTATTAATGAGTAATTCGGTAAGGTCATGCTAGCGGGTAAATTAGATAGAAGGATAACCTTCCAAAAACCTACACTTAGCGCAGATTCCTTTGGCGATCCCTTAAATGTAACCTTTAGTGATTTGGGAACAGTATGGGCAAGCGTACAAGAGGGCAAAGGCGGTGAACGGAGAGAGGATGATTCTGAAGTGGTTACACGAACAGACACTTTTAAAATCAGAAAGCCTGCATTTAATTTAAAGCCCACAATGCGAATTGTATATGCTTCAAAAAATTATAACATATTAAATATTAAGGAGTTAGGCAGGCAAGAAGGTTTTTTGATATCTGCCGAAATAAAGGAATAAAAATGATTTTAGATTTAAAAGAAGACACAATGGCTATTCTGTTGAACTCTATAATTTGGGGATTTTATACGATAAGCATTGTCAACACTTTAACTGACATTGGCAATTTAATCTTGTTAGGATTAGCCATTGCTACTGGTGCATATACATTAGGATGGGCTTATAGCCGCTATCATTTAATGAAGAAAAAATTAAAAGATGAAATAAATAATAAGAAGTAAATGGCAAATTTTGAAATCGCTTATAAAAAAACACTAGCTCATGAAGGGGGCTATGTAAACGATCCCGATGATTCGGGTGGAGAAACTTACAAAGGTGTAGCCCGTGCTAAGCACAAAGACTGGACGGGTTGGGCGATTATTGATGCTGCAAAAAATAATTCTGCTTTTCCAAAAAATTTACATAACAACGAAAAGTTAAACGAAGCTATACAAGATTTTTATCACAAAAAATTCTGGAACCCCATAAAAGCAACGGACATACAGAGCCAGTTGGTAGCGGATTCTATTTTTGATTTTGGCGTAAATGCTGGGGTTAAGACAAGTGCTAAACTGGCTCAAAAGGTGGTAGGTGTTGTTCAAGATGGGCAGATTGGGCCTATTACATTGAAAGTCTTAAACTCCTTTAATGAAGATCATTTTTTATCCGCTTTTACTGTAGAAAAAATAAGGCGTTATCTTGAAATTATAAAACTAAGGCCCGTAACGAAAAAATATCTGCACGGCTGGATACGCCGAGCATTGGAGGGGGTTTAAGTGAGCATTGATATAAGTCTAGACATGGATGTGAAGGCGTTGCTTAAACAAATTGACAAATTGCAACACAAAGATGCAAAAAAAATGAAAAGAGACGCCTTGACAGCGGCAGGTCATGTGGTTAGAGATGCCATGCGTGAAGAGGTGAACAGGTTGCCTATGAGCTCTAGTGGTAAGACTCGTTTTAAAAGAGCCATCAAGCCCGTGTTTGGCAAACGATTTAAATATTATGATAAGGTAGCAGTTGGAGCTGTGTATAAAGGGCAAAAGAGTATAGCCCCCGATGCTCATTTATTTGAACTTGGAACAGCAGAGCGCTTTACAAAAAAAGGACTTAGCAGGGGAAGAATTAAAGCTACTCCATTTATGCGGCCAGGCTGGGAGCGATCAAAAGGGGAAGCTTTAAAGAAGATGCAGAGCGTACTTTCTGAAAAATTTAACCAACACTTTAAATAAACATGCCAGGACGAATTATATATGGAGTATTATCAAACGATGCAGATGTAACTGCGCTTGTTGGGAATAGGATTTATCCAATCGAGGCGATTCAGAGTGCCTCAGTCCCTTATGTAGTGTATCAAACGGTGGTGGGTATTGAAGATAAAGTGAAGGGCAGGGATTCTGTGATAAAAAATTATAGAATGCAAATAGATGGCTTTGCGGCAACCAAATCTGAAATATCAGATTTGATGGGCAAAATTGATGTAGCTTTAAAAAATTACACGGGTAGTAATTATGTGCTTAACGTTGATGAGATTGAGCATGAATCGGACAATCTTTCCGAAATTACTTCTAAAAATTTACATAGAGAATCAAGAGACTACAAACTAAGGATTAAATTATGAAAGTTACGGTAAAAAAAACATTTAAAAACAAGAGAGGCAAAGAGGTTGCTGAGGGGACTGTACTCCACGTAACCTTAGACTATGCTAAAGAGATTAGCGAATTTTTAGAACAAGTTCCTAGTCTTAACAACCAAAAAAAAATAACAAAAGAAAAAAAAACAAAGAGAGGAAAAGTAAATGGCAACAGCAGGAGTAATTAATTCATCCGATTTAAAGTTTTATTTAGATGGAACGGCAATCGGTCATGCAACCGATGCGGAGATTAGTTTAACAGCAACAACCCGAGACACGTCTTCAAAGGATACTGGCAAGTTTAGAGCTATAGCGCCTGGCGGTCTTTCGTGGACAATTAGTGGAAGCAATTTGTACGCAATGGATGCGACCGAAGGGGCTTCCGAGATTTTTAGCGACGTGGTAAATCAAACATACTTAACCGTTAAATTCTCGACTGAAGTAACAGGAGATGAACGCTACACGGGACAAATTTTATTAACCGAATTGAGCGTGTCTTCAAGTGGAACTAACGAGAATGCAACCTTTTCTTTTAGCGGAGAAGGCAACGGTGCGTTTAGTCTTGAGACGGTATCGTGATGAAGATTAAATTTACAAATTCGTCTATTTATCGTTACGAAAAAAAATTCGGTAGTATTCAAAACATTGGTGAGGATGCAGGTATCTCTACAATGATCGATTTAGCTTTTTTTGGATGGCAAAAAAAGGGAACGTTTGATGAATTTCTAGAAGAAGTAGATAAATTCGATTCTATAAATGAATTAATTGAAATAGTAACCGATGCCCTTGCAGAGGCTTTTGATAAAAATCCCGATAAAAAGGGAAACTAACTGGCGAGCCATTAAGTTGGGACCAGATGCAAATCTTTGCTTATGGCTCGCTGGGTTTAACCCCCGATCAATTTTGGAATTTGACGCCAAAAGAGTATGGATTTTATGTCAAAGGTTATGGTCAAGAGAGAGAGAGGAGGCAGAAGGATGAAGAGCCGATGCTTCACCTTCTGCGCTTCAT